GCTGGCGTCGAGACCGCAGTCGCATTCGGCGCGGTCGCCCTCCCGTCCATGGTTGCGCTGATCGTCGCGATCCTCGGTCTGCATCGCGCCTTCGGGTCACTCGACTACCGCGCGGCCGCCCAGGCGAGCCGGCCCTATGATCCGCGCGCAGACCCGGAGGCCGGCGCATGATGTCGCTCGTGAGTGGTCGCATGGTCGGCGTCGTCATCGTGGGGACGCTCGTCCTCGCCATCGCCCTGGTCGGCTGGCAGAGCCTGCGCCAGGTCAACGCCCTGATCGAGATCGTCAGGGCCTCCGCCATCAGCGAGCGCGATGCTCATTGGCGCGCCGAGATCCAGGCCGCCGAGGCTCGCACTGCCCAGGCCATCGCCGACGCGCTCCGCCGCACCATGGCGGCCGAGGCAACCGCCCGCGATCAGATTGCCGTCGCCGATGCGCGCGCGGCGGAACTGGAGAGAGCCAATGCGCAGCTGCCTGACAGCCCTGAGTGTGGCCTTGGCCGTGATCGTGTCCGGCTGCTCAACGGCCGATAGCCCGATCCTGCATACCGCACTGGTCGAGCGCGAGCTGCCGACAGTGGCAATCGTACCCTGCGCCGCGCCGGTGCCGCTGCCAGACAGGCGCCTGGGCGCGCGCGAGACAGCCGATCTGTGGGGCCGCGATCGCACGGCACTGCGCACATGTGAGACCCGCCGCGCGGCCGCTGTCGCGGCATCTGGAGGACCACGGAATGCTGAATGAATATGCGCTGGAGCTGGCGCAGCTGCGCGCCGATCAGGAGCGCGACGCGACCATTTCGGCCGCCGTGGCCAACATGCGCTGCAGCGGCTCGGAGGACTGCGCCGACTGCGGCTGCACCATCCCCGCCGCCCGCCGCGCAGCCTATCCGGCGGCAACGCGCTGTGTCGCTTGCCAGTGTCAGGTCGAGCGGGAGATCTACGCACGATGACCCCATCCGAGATCTCTCAGTACCTCGGCCTGGTGCTCGCCGTGATCGCGCTCCTCGGCCACCTCAAGGGCTACTTCGCCAGTGGCGAAAAGGCTCTTACCAGCCGCGTTGAAAAGATGTCGACCGCGCAGGACAGCCACGAACGGCGGATCCAGTGGATCGAGGGCGAGATAAAGCACCTGCCGGACCGCGACGCCCAACACCGCATGGAGCTGCAGCTGACGGAAATGAAGGGGATGTTCGCAGCGATGGACGAGCGGCTCAGGCCAATTGCTGCGACCAGCGAGCGCATGCACGAACTGCTGATGGAGCACGCCAAGAAATGAGTGAGCTGGCCACCGACTTCGCACGCCTCGTCAGGGAAGAGGCTCGGCTGATCATCCTCCGCGCGCTTGCGGAGCAGACCAACGAAAGCCTGGCATCGTCTCTGATCGAACCGGTCCTGGCGCGTTTCGCGATCCACCAGCCCCGGCCATGGATCCACCAGCAACTGGAGTATCTGCAGATGATGGACGCCGTCACCCTGACGGCTGCCGGCACCGTGCAGATCGCCACGCTGACCGAGCACGGCCACCGGCACCTGCAGCGGCATATCGCGATCGAGGGCGTCAAGCGCCCGTCCCGCGCGATCGGAGCCTGACGATGGGACGCGGCAGGCTTTCCGGGATCGAACTGCTGCCGGACGAATGCACACCGGCCGTCGCCTGGGCGGCCGAGGCGCTGCAGGATCGCGACCGGACCCAGATCGACATTTACCAGGAGTTTGTCGGCAAGCTGGAGGCTGTCGCGCGGGAGCATCGCGGCGAGCTGGAGTTCTCGATCCCGTCGTTTTCGGCCTTCAATCGATACTCGATCCGGCTCGCGACGATGACGCGCCGGCTCGACGAAACCCGCGAGATCGCCTCGGCCATCGCCGGCAAATTCGACGCCCAGGCCTCCGACAATCTGACGCTGATCGCTGCCGAGGCCATCAAGACACTGGTGTTCGAGCTGCTCACAAACTCCGGCGAGGCCGGCCTCGATCCGAAGGGGGCAATGTCGCTGGCCAACGCGCTGCACAAGGCAGCGCAGGCGCAGACGGTCTCGTCCGATCGCCGCCGCAAGGTTGAGGAGGAGTTCGCCAAACAGGCCGAGAGCGCCATCGAGAAGGTCGCCAAGGTGCGTGGTCTCACGGCAGAGACGGCCGAGGCGATCAAGGCGCAGATCCTGGGCGTGAAGACATGACCGCCCCCATTACCAAGGAGCAATGGGCCGAGGCCCGGCGCACGGCGACAGAAGTTTTGCCCGGCCTGGTCGCCCAGGTCGGGCTTCCCAATGCCCTGCTGCCGTATCAGGCGCAGACGATCGAGCTCCTCGAAAGCAGCGTCTGCCGCGTCCTGTTCATCGAGAAAAGTCGCCGCATCGGCCTGACCTTTGGCTTTGCCGCCTATGCCGCCCTGCGCGCCGGGCGCGCCAAGGAGGCAGGCGGCATGGACGTCATGTACATCTCCTATTCGCAGGAGATGACACGCGAGTTCATCGACGCATGTGGCATGTGGGCACGGGCCTTTTCCAACGCCGCCCTGGCTGTCGACGAGTTCCTGTTCGACGACAGCGACAAGGACGGCGAGCGGGCAATCCAGGCGTTCCGCATCCGCTTTGCCAGCGGCTTCGAGATCATCGCCCTGTCGTCAGCTCCGCGCTCGCTGCGCGGCAAACAGGGCGTCGTGATGATCGACGAGGCGGCCTTCGTCGACAGCCTGCCGGAACTGCTCAAGGCCGCGCTCGCGTTTCTGATGTGGGGCGGCCAAGTCGTCGTCTGCTCGACGCATGACGGCACCGAAAACGAGTTCAACAAGCAGCTCCAGGACATCCTGTCCGGCCGCAAACCGTACCACCATCTCCGCATCGATTTTGACGACGCCCTGCGCCAGGGCCTCTATGAGCGCATTTGCCTCGTCAACGGCCGGGAATGGACCGCAGAGGGCGAGGCCGAGTGGCGGCAGGAGATCATCGACTTTTACGGCGACGGCGCGGACGAGGAGCTGTTCTGCATCCCGACGGCCGGCACCGGCGCCTGGCTGTCGGCTCCGCTCATCGAAGCCCGGATGACCGGCGATTGCCCGATCATCCGGCTGGAGCTACCCGGCAACTATCTCCACCTCTCCCGGCTCGAACGCGCGATCCTGATGGCTCCGGCGCTGGCACAGGTCAAGGCGGCGATCAAGGAGCTGGACCGCACCATGGTGCATGCGTTCGGCTTCGACTTCGCGCGCGTGGCTGATCTGTCGGTCGCCACGCTGCTCTCGGTCGACCGGATGCTGGTTCGCCGCGAGGTGCTGACGCTAGAGATGCGCAACGTGCCAGGCGACGAGCAGAAGCAGCTCGTGCGCATGATCCTGCGCGGAGCGCCACGGCTTGTCGGCGCGGCGTTCGATGCCACGGGCATGGGCTGGACGGTTGCCGAGGACATGGGCCGCGAGTTCGGCTTCAGGACGGATGACAACGACGGCGGCCTGATCGCCCCGATCAAGTTTTCGACGGACTGGTACCGGTTCAACATGCCGCCGCTCAAGGCGGCCTTCGAGGACGCGGACATCGTCCTGGCCAAGGACGAGCCGCATCTGTCCGACCTGCGCATCGTGCGTGTGGTCAATGGCGTGCCCAAGGTGCCGGACGTGCGCACGGGCGGACCGACGAAAAAGCGCCACGGCGATTTTGCCATTGCCCTGGCGCTCAGCCACTGGGCGAGCCGGCAGCAGTGGTACCAGTACGAATACACGTCAATCGCCGATCTCAGACGCGACATGATTGGCCACAACGGTGGGCCGGACATGGACGACGACGATTTTGGCAGCGAGTTCGGGAGACAGCATTGGTAACGCGAACGAGCCGCATCCTCGGCCCCGATGGCAACCCGATCAAGGTCAGCACGCTCGGTCAGGAGATTGCCACGCCGACAGTCGCCGGCGTCCGGCGCACACATGAAGATCGCATCGCGTCCGGCCTCACGCCGGAGCGCCTCGGCACGATCCTGCGGGATGCCGCGCAGGGCCATGGCCGGGCTTATCTGACTTTGGCTGAGGAGATGGAGGAACGATACCTGCACTACGCGTCGCAGCTGCAGACGCGCCGCCTGGCGATCGAGGGCATCCCGGTCACCATTGAGGCCGGTCAGGCGTCGAGCAAAGTGGTCGATGCTGTCACAGAGCTGGTCAATGACAGTGAGTTTTCCGAGGCCCTCGGGTGTTTGACAGACGGGATCGCAAAGGGATTTGCTTGCGTTGAGCTGATGTGGGAGTACGAGCGCGGAGCGCTGCGGCCGGTTCAGTACATTGATCGTGACCCCCGGTTTTTCCACTTTGACACGCTCACTCTCCGGACCCTGCGCTTGGCCGTAGACGGCAATCCGGACGGCGAGCCGCTGCCAGAAGGCAAGTTTTTGCGGCACATGCCGCGCACCAAACTCGGCATTCCGCTGCGTCGTGGCATGGCCCGGCCGGCAGCCTGGGCCTACCTGATCCAGCAGTTCACATTGCAGGACTGGGCGGCGTTTTCTGAGGTCTACGGTATGCCGCTGCGCGTGGGCAAATACAACGCGGCCGCCAGCCCGGAAGACAAGCGCACGTTGCTGCGCGCGGTCGCGTCGATCGCAAATGATGCGGCCGCGATCATTCCGGCTGGCATGGAAATCGAGTTCCACGAGATCAACGGCGCGAATGGCGCATCTATTTTCGACGGGTTGCTGGAGTACACGGACAAGCAGGTTTCGAAAGTGGTGCTTGGGCAGACGATGACCAGCGATGACGGCTCGTCGTTGGGGCAGGCCAAGGTCCATAATGATGTCCGCTTGGACATTCTGCGTGCTGATGGGAAGCAGTTGGCCCGCACGACGAACAGAGATCTGATCAAGCCCTTCGTGGATCTCAATTTCGGCCCGCAGGAGCACTATCCTCAGGC